CTGGAGGCGGCATCGCGTCGTCCGACGACTTCGCGCCGTTGTCGGGCGCCGAGAACAACGCTGCTGCCGCCTCGGCGGATCCCGCAGCGCTGTTCTCGTAGAGTTGTTCATAAGGCTGCCCCTTGGCCTTCGGGCCAAGGGTTTTTCCTATGACAGAACTCTGGAAATCTGTAGTTGGCTTTGAAGGCGCTTATGAAGTGAGCGACTTGGGGCGTGTTCGTTCGCTACTTCGCGGTGGGCGTGTATTGCGGCCCGGCCGTTCAACGTCGTGCGGCCATTTGGTAGTCTTACTCGGCCGCAAAAATAAGCGCTACGTTCATGCCCTCGTCGCTGAAGCGTTTGTCGGGCCGCGACCGCTCGGCTGCGACGTTCTGCATTTAGACGGCAACGCGGGCAACAACGCGGCGGTTAATCTCAAATACGGAACGCGCAGCGAGAACAACGCGCATGTTGTTTATCATGGGCGGCGCAAAGTAACTATTAAACAAATTAAGTGGGCGCGCGCTCAACTGGCAGATGGGCGTTTCGGGTCTCTAACGCGCGTCGCACGGACGCTCGGCGTATCCGTGTCCCACGCGCTGCGGATAAAGCGCAGAGAGGTTTACGCCCATGTCTGAGGCACTTCATTTGGACTTCGAGACGCGCGGAGTTCTGGATCTGCGCAAAGTCGGCCTGCATAATTACGCGCGCCATCGCGACACCGACATTTGGCTCGGCGGATATGCGTTCGGCGACGAAGAGCCGCAGGTATGGTTTCCCGGCCAGCCGTGTCCGCCGCGCATTGTCAGCCACATAAAGGCGGGCGGCCCGCTCTACGCTTGGAACGCGCCCTTCGAGATCACGATCTGGAATGAGATCGCGGCGAAGCGCTACGGCTGGCCGGAACTGAGCATCGAGCAAGTGTATTGCGTCATGGCCATGAGTTACGCCATGGCCTTTCCCGGTAATCTGGACGACGCCGCATACGCGCTCGGTTTGCAGTTCCGCAAGGATGAGGAAGGCTACCGGCTGATGCTCCGCATGTGTCGGCCGCGCTCGAAGGCTGGCGTTACTCCAATCGTTTGGTGGGATGAGCCAGAGAAAATTGCGCGCCTCGCCGAATACTGCAAGCAGGACGTTGTCGTCGAGCGCGCCGCAAAAAAGGTTCTCACGCCGCTGTCACAGACAGAGCGCCGCATATGGCTGATGGACTACCGCATCAATCAGCGCGGCATCGCGACGGACACCGAGACGGTGCGCGCCGCTGTGAAGATGATCGACGCGGCGCAAGATCTGGCCTGCAAGAAACTCGCGAAGATCACGGGTGGCAAGGTCGCTGCCGTGACGGCGCTGATCCCGCTCAAACAGTGGTGCCGCGAGCAGGGACTGGCGGACGTTGACTCGCTGGACAAAGAGGCGGCGAATGATCTGTTGGGCCGATCAGATCTGCCCGACAATGTGCGCGAAGCGCTGACGGTGCGCCTGGAGTATGGCAAGGCGAGTGTTGCCAAGCTGAAGAAATTGCTCGATCTCGGCGATCCGCTCGGCATCCTGCGGAATTGGGGCCAGTATCACGGCGCGTCGACCGGCCGCTGGGCTGCGCGCGGCGTGCAGACGCACAACATGATCCGCGACATGCCGCCGGCCGAAGTCGTCGAAGCGATCTTGGCCGATGTGCGCGACGGTGCGCTCGAATTCATTGACATGGCCTACGGCTCGCCGGTCGAAATGATTTCGAAGTGCATGCGCAGCTTTTTCATCGCGCGCCCTGGCCGCGTGCTGATCCCGGGTGACTATTCGAACGTGGAAGGCCGCGGCACGTCCTGGATCTCCGGCGAGCAGTGGAAGCTGGACGCTTTCCGCGCTGCGGACGCGGGCACTGGCCCGGGGCTCTACGAGCTGGCCGCGAGCAAGATCCTCGGCAAGCCGGCCTCGGAGATCAAGAATCCGAGCGAAGAGCGCCAGATCGGGAAGATCTGCGAACTGGCGCTGGGATATCAGGGCGGCGAAGGCGCGATCCGCCGGTTTCTACCGGCCAACATGAAGGGCACGCCGAGCGCCACGCTGAACCGCTGGAAAGACGGCTGGCGACTCGGCCATCCCGCGACCGTGGCGACGTGGTCACAGCTGCAGCGCGCGGCGATCATGGCCTCGCTGAATAAGACGAAGGTTTACACGGCCGGTTATCCGGGGCGCCAGGTCGCGTTCTGTAGCACGGGCACGTTCCTTTGGTGCAAGCTGCCAAGCGGGCGCATGCTGTGCTATCCGTATCCGAAGGTGCTGGCTGGCGAGCGCGGTCCCGAACTGACTTACATGACGGTGCCTTCAGTCAACGATCTCGGTCGCATCGTTGATGATCCGCGCAACACGTCGAAGTGGGCGCGCATCGGCACCTATGGCGGCGCGCTGATGGAGAACATCGTGCAGGCGCTGTGCCGTGATCTGCTGGCCGAGTGCATGCTGGGCCTGGACGGGATGGGCTGGGATATTGTGCTCCACGTGCACGACGAGATCGTGGTGGAAGTGCCGAAGGATAGCAATGCGCCGGGCCGCGTTACTGAATTTCAGTCGCTCATGCGGACTGTCCCAAATTGGGCACAAGACTTCCCATTGTGGGTTGGCAAGTGCCATGCGGTTAATCGCTACGGGAAATAATAAATGTCGAGTCGAATAGCCGCCGAGGCGCTGACGAAGCGCGGTTTCTCTGTGTTCCCGCTCAAAGCTGGAGCCAAGACGCCGCCGCTTTGGAAAGATTGGCCGAATCGTAGCTGCACTACGATTCCGGACGACTGGCCAATAATAGCGAACGTCGGCATTCACTGCGTCGGCATGATCGTTGTGGACATCGATCCGCGCAACGGCGGATTCGAATCGCTCGTCACGTTAGAGCTGGACACTCCGCTTCCGGCAACGCTGGAGACCATCACGCCGAGAGGGGGAAGGCATTTGTTTTTCCGCCTTCCGGCCGGTCATCCAGGTGTTCAAAACCGGGCGCATGCGCTCGGCCGCGGGATCGATGTCAAGAGCACAAACGGTTACGTTGTCGGCGCTGGCAGCCGCACGGATGCCGGAGAATACCGCTTTATTGATCCTGCGGCCGAGATCGCTGACGCGCCGGGCTGGCTGGTTGCGCAGCTCGGCGTGGCGACGATCGAGCAGGCCGCTGTACCCGAGTACATTCCGGACGCAGACCAAGCGACGCTCGATCGTGCGGCCTCGTGGCTGAAAACGCGCGAGCCGGCCATTGAGGGCTGCGGCGGGGACGCCCACACGTTCGCCACAGCGGCTATGCTTCGGGACTATGGGTTATCGGAACAGCAGACATGGGAGCTGATGTGCGGCGATTGGAATGAAGCCTGCATGCCGCCGTGGGAGCACGGGGAGCTGGCCGACAAGGTTGCGCACGCCTACGCCTACGCCAAGAATCCACCCGGCTCCAAGGCGCTGACGGCCGACGACTTTCCGATGATCGCGCCGGTCGTCGAAGAGCCCGCCAAAGCGCCGGCTAAGTCGGGCCTGATCTCCCTCGCCGATCTCACCAGCCGGCCCCTGAACGGCGCCGGATACGTCGTCAAGGGGCTGCTGCAGCGCCAGGAATACGCGATGATCTATGGGGCGCCAGGCGAAGGGAAGGCACAGCCGCTTGATGAGCCAGTTTTGACTCCTGACGGTTGGCGCCCAATGGGAAGCATAAAACCCGGTGGCTATGTGATCGGTTCGGCCGGCGTTCCGGTTCAAGTGCTAGGCACCTACCCGCAAGGGGAGAAAGCTGAATGGGAAGTGGAGTTCGAAAACGGGACTGTAGTACGGTGCTGCGGCGATCATCTATGGACGGTATTTAAGACCGGGGCAGCCGCGCGCACCATAACTACGGCCGAGTTGGCGCAGAAACCGCATAAAACACGCTGGCACGTTCCGCTCGTAAGGCCAGTTAATTACACGCCATCAGGAAACCCGCTACCCGTTGATCCATATTTACTTGGTGCGCTGCTCGGCGACGGCGGCATTACGCATTACGTCGGCTTTTCGTCGGCTGACAGCGAGATCGTATCAGAGATTTCCGCGCGTTTACCGCGGGGACATAGTATATCAAAAAAGCCTGGCAACAACGGGTACGACTACCAAATAACGAGTCCGCGAGGGCAGCCTAATCAGGTGTGGAACGCCCTTCGGCTGTTAGGGCTGGCTGGGAAAACTAGCCCTGATAAATTCATACCGACCGAGTTCGCAACCGCGAGCCCCGCAGAGCGGCTGCTGCTCTTGCAGGGCTTGATGGACACCGATGGATGGTCCCAAGGCGGGCGGCTAACACTGTTCGCATCATCTTCGCGCAGGCTTACAGAACAAGTGCGCGATCTCGTTGGATCGCTGGGCGGCGTCGCTAACTTGATTCGAACTAAACAGACTTCCGGGCTAGATAGTCACTTGTTTAGCTTTAGCCTTCCCGCCGGGATGAGTGCGTTCAGGCTCAGGCGAAAGCTAGAGCGAGTTTCTGCAGGGCGGGGAAGCAATTTAGCTGTTGTTGCCGTGCGTCCTACGGGACGCACTGTCCCCATGCAGTGCATTCGAGTGGCGTCGCTTGATAATCTTTATGTAACGACCGGATACGTTTTGACACATAATACTTTCGCAGCGCTCGATATCGCATACCACGTGGCCGCAGGCAAGCCGTGGATGGGGCGCAAGGTGCACCAGGGCACCGTGCTCTACGTCGGCTTCGAGGCGTATGGCGGGCTCGCCAGTCGCGCCCTGGCCCTCAAGCAGCACTACGGGGATACCGGCGTGCCGCTCTATTTCGCGCCAGGCGGCTTCAATCTGCGCGAGCTGGCCGGGCGGCAAGCGCTGGGCGCCCTGATGGCCAGCTTGCCGAAGCCGCCCAGCCTGATCGTGTTTGATACGTTCGCCTATGCCCTGGCCGGCGGCGACGAGAACGCGGCCAAGGATGTCAGCGCGTTCAACGAGGCAGTGCAAGCGCTCATCGCTCAAACCGGCGCCTGCGTGCTCGTGATCCATCATACCGGGAAAGACGCCTCGCGTGGAGCCCGGGGATCGAGCGCCCTGGCCGCTGCGCTGGACACTGAGCTGGAGATCGCCGATAACGAGATCCGGCCCGTGAAGCAGCGGAACGTCGAAATGGGCGACAGCCTCGGCTTCAAGCTGCAGCCGCTCGCCATCGGATACGATGATGACGGTGATTTGGTTTCTTCCTGCGTCGTCATCCCGATGCAAGTGATGTCGGACAAGGATAAGGTTCAGCTGCCGAAACCGGGCTCGATGCAGCGCCGCGTATGGGACGTGCTGTGCGAAGCGCGCAAAGACAACAGCCCGATCAGCGAGACGGATCTGCGCCAGCTGTGCAACTCATTCTTGCCGGGCAGCGACACAGCTGCTCGCAAACAGCTTTACGACGCGATCCAGGGGTTGAAGCACGCCGGGCTCGTGGTGCTGAATGATGGATATTTAACAAGGAAGATAGAATGACGCAGCTTGATTTTAACGAAGTCATCCCACAAGCGCAGCGCGGGAACAAAGTCGCGCATGACAGGCTGATGCTGGCGTTTTATGCTTGGAGCATCACGCAAGTCGGCGAGATAATTCGCGATCCGGAAGCGGCAAAGAACGTGGCCCTTGAATTTTGGACATGGTTGCGGGCTGGCGGGATTAAAGATTGTCGAACGCCCGAGACGTTCTATACATGGATGATGACTGTCATCCGGAACATGGCCATTACCCGGGCGCGAAAAAAGCAGCCAAAAATAGTGTATGGGCTGAATACCACGCCGCACGGCGGCGCGGGATACACACACAAAGACTCGCGCGAGCATCGGACGCACCCGAACAATACAGATGGGGTGAAGCCATCATTCACGGACGAAAGCGATTTGCGGCACGATCTAGCGGTTATCGCGCGACGGCTGAAACCGATCGATCAGAAGGTTCTTAACCTCTTGCTCGATCGCGCCACGCCGCAGCAGATAGCTGATGAATGCGGATTCACGCTGAAAAGCGCGCAAAACCGCATAAGCCGGATTCGGAAAAAGATCAGAGAAGTGTACTAGCGTCCCTGGCGCGTCGCTAATCGCGTCATCAACTAAGGAGTGTAACGGGCGCGATCCGGCGGACATGCTAATAATCGAGACAGACATTCATGCTCCGCAGTTTGTTCCCTATACCGGCCCGCTACCTGACTCAGATGAATACAGGAAGGCTGTTGCGCTGTATGACGGATGCCTTAGTGACCCGCCGATTACGGGCGCGCTATCCCCTTCCACTTCTCCCACGAGCGCAGACCGGCCAGGCCGAGCATTGCCAGTGTCAGCTCAAGCAGGTTGTCGCTGAGCAACGCCGGCGGCACGAACTCGGGGCGGAACAGCTCGGCGAACCACGTCGCCATCGGGTGCCCAAGGAAGTTCCACATGAGCCCGATTGCGCACGTCCAGCCGATCGCCGGACGCCAGCCGCTGACAAACACGGACGGGTTCTTCGCCTCTTCCAAGTTGACTTTGATCTGCTCCATCGCCAGGCTGAACTCTTGCGTGGACGTCTCACGCAGTAGTTCCAGCTTGGCCGCTTCGGCTTTCTCTTTGTCCGGGAAGATGCGATCGAACACCTTGCCAGCGATATCAAGGATTGGACCTAGTAGCAACGGGTTCATTTCGGATTCCTTTCAAGACGTGCGCTCATCTCCACCGCAGGATGTTTGCGGTACCACTCCGGAACGTCGAAACGCTGGTCCATCAGGTTGATCGGCTTGAAGCCGAGATAACCGCGAACGACGCCGAAGTCAAACGCGAAGTGCGGCCAGCGGCCCCAGCGCGCGTAGAATTTCTTGCGCAGCGCGTAGAGCGGCCACTTGCCGTCGAACGGCGTAATCACGGCGTACGCATCGGTGCGGCTGAATCGAAAGCGTGCGCCGTGCTGCGGCCAGGGAGAGTAGGGATCGTGGCTCATGTGTCTTTTGCTCCGTATTCCAGGTTGGTTGCGATTCGATTCATCCAGCCGGCGCCGTGCGCGGGCCAATTCTTCCTGCGCACCAGGAAGCGTATGCGCTGCGCGAGCAGCAGCATTATCATGTCCGTTTCGCTCGTCGCGTCCGCAGCTGCCTGGCTGTTTGGCCCCCAATTCCCATCGTCCGCAACGCCAATCGCTCTTTGAAGGTGACGCACGGCGGTTTCGATGCCGGAGTTGACCGCGAAGTCGAAGAGCTGGAACGCGACGCTGCCGGGAAGTTTGCTGGCGTTGACGCGCTGCCAGAAGTCTTTCCGGTAGATCTCTTTTGCATCGTCACGTGTCAGATCCTTGATGACAAGGTGTGGATAGCTGCGCTTCGAAATCCCCCACTTGGTTTCACCGCCGGGATCATTCGGATCGTCAACGTATCCGCCCTCGTTCCCTATCAGGCGATCGAATGCTACTTCGAAGTTCATTCAGCGCTCTTCCGTTTTCGGCGACGTGCGAGCCAGTCCTGCACCGTCTTTGTCTCGTAGATCCGGATCACGGACCAAACGACTGTGAGCAGCGCAGCGACGTGTGGGAGCAATCCGGCGATCGTGGCGACAACCGTGGAGATTGAAACAACGTCGCCGGCAGCTTTCATCTGCTCTTGGATCATGGCTTACATGCTCCACACTTTCGGCATTTTTGCTTTGCCGGGTTTAATGATGGGCTCGGCAACGTCGGTTGGAACAACCGCATTGAGGCCGGATTCGTCAACGAAAAAGATCGCGCCGTTGCCTTCTACCCAGCACAGCTCGCGCTTGCTGCCGTCCGCGAACTTTACGCTGCCGCCTTTGAATTCGATTCCGGCTTTCGTCGCCTCTTCCACGAGTGCGGGAATGCCGCACGCCTTGCTGGCAGACAGCGTTACGACTGCGTCCGTAAACGTAATGGTCCGATCGCCTTGTGCCGCGAACGCTGATACCGCGAACATCATCAACACTGCTGCTAGAAAGCTGCGCATGGTCCCACTCCCTTTAGAATTTAACGTCCATGGCTTTCGCCTGGTCCTCAAGTTTCGCGCGGTCGCACCGCGCATACGTTGCCAGCAAGCTGAAGTACTTGCGGACAAACCTTCGACCATGCGTGCCGTATCCGAGAGCATGGACTAATTCGTGCAGCACAACGCTGCGGTTGCGCTGATGGCGGGCGAGCATAATAAAATCACGCTCCGGCCAGTTGCAGTATGAATACCACGTTGCATTGGGATCCGGACGATCGCCGTTGCCGGCGACGATCTGGGGGAGTTTGCGAGTCGTTTCAGAACGCCATACGCGCGCGGCGAATGCACGCAGCTCGGCCATCGGCGTATCAGTGCACGCGAAGCGGCTGATAGCTGGGAGCGCGATCGATTCGAATCGATACAGGCGCCGTGTCTCGGCAGCCCGCCGGGCCGCAATTTGCTTCTGGCGTGTCATTTATTCCTTGTCTCCGAAGTAGCCTTCGAACAATCCAGCATAACCGTGAGCCATCTGCTCAAGCGCATTGTCGGCGCCGCTGCGCGAGCCGATGAGATTCAACCGCTTCGCGACCTGATATCCCGGGATCGCCACAAGTAGAGACAATGCCCGCAGCGGATCATCACGGGCTATTTCGCGTGCGAATGCACGGTGCTCATACGGCGCCAGCAGACGCTGGGACAGCTTATCCGGATACTGCTTGCGCAAGCGAAGCATATCCGCAAAGCTGCGATCCGCGAGCGTGTCGCGGTCCGGCACCGGGAGCATCCCCGAGCCGCCGACAACCGGCATTGGTTTGCCGTATTGCGCCATGGCCGCCAGCATATCCGGCGTGATCTCCCCCAGCTCACGCGCCATAGGATCAGGATCGGGGCGCTGCTTCGGTCGTTCCGGCGGGACCGGGATCGGCTTTGAGAGCATTCCCTTGGGCATTATTCTTCCTCGTCGCCTAATTCCGCTTGTAGATCCGCCACAGCGGCCCGCAGCGCTTCCGCGGCTGCTGTTGCTCGCCCAGCGACACGCGCCAGGCTGGCAGCGCGCTGTATCGCGCGTAGCGAGCCCGTATTGCCCGTCGTCATGGCTTTCGCCACGGCTTTACCGAGCACCCGGCCGCCGAAGATCAGGCCCAAAGCGCCGCCCGCGGCCACTTGAATCGGGGCGCCGGTGCCGGCTGCAACCGTCGTCGAAGCGCCGACGCTGCCCATGCCCGGGATCGGCAACCGGCCAGGCTGCGGAGCGGTCTCCGGCCGGATGAGTTTCATCACGCCGAGCGTGCGGTCCATCTCCGCGAGCACTTTCTTGTTCAACGCCGGATCGGCCGCGCCAGGCCCGGTGAGCAGTTCCTTCAGCGTATCGAGGAAGCGCGGATCCGTCAGTTTGCTTTCGAGATTCGTCAGCGAGCGCGTGTGCTCTTCGATGAAGCCTTTCACCATGCCTGCATCGATGCGTTTACGCTCGGCCTTGGCTGCATCCTTGCCCAGCTCAACGACTTCCGTGCCGCGCATGCGCGTCTTTGTGGGCGCGAGGCTCACAGCGCGATCGAGCGCGGCGCGCAGGTTGCGGATCTCCGTAATGTTGCCACGCGCGACGAGCATCTTGCCGACATCCTCGGCCGTCCGATCGCCTTTGCGCAGGATGGCCGCCATGGTATCGGAGAACAGATCCTCGCGCGTGTCTTTGTACAGCTTGCGCGCCGCGAGCAGATCGGAGACGAGATTTTTGTCTTTCGTCTGCTTCAGCGCGGCCATGAAAGCGTCGTCGGATTCGGAGACGATGCGGTTGAACGCCGCCGACACGAATTTGCTCGGCTGGCCCGCGACGTTCAGCTCGCGCAGAATGTCTTTATTGCCGCTGATGAAGTCCTGCACGGCACCGGGGGACATTCCGGGAGCGGCTTCGAACGTCTTGCTGAATTGCTCAAGCCGCTCGCGCACAGGGGGTGGCAGCAACGCCTCGGCAGAGGCCGAGTCACGCGCCAGAAGCGCATCCACGACTTTCTTGGTGCGCGACATATCGACGCTGATGTTCTGCTGAGCCGCGCGCTCGAATACCGGGCTGGTAGCGCGCTTCAGCGCGTTGTCAGCGGAGTCAACTACGAGCCCGACTGACTTGCCGAGATTGAGCGGATCGTAGGCGCCGGCTTTGTCCAGCTCGGACAACGCCGATTCGCGAATGGTCTGAGCAAATTCCGACAGCTTGCGATCGTGCAGCATGAACGTGCGCGGCGACTGCTTGCGTGCAAACCCTTCCATGCCGGTCGCCACGCCGCGCATTTCACCTTGCGTCGGCACGCGGCCGGTTCCAGTCGCAATGTCGCTGACGAGATCGCGCGCTGCGCCGGGACGCGCCGGTTGACCGATGGCGCGACTGACTTGTTCGCCTGTCTTTTTCGGCGCATCCTTTGCGCGCTTGGCGATAACGTCGTCGAGCTGTTTCTTCGCAGCACCCTGGACGGCATCCCAGCCGATCGATTCCTTGGCCGCCGCAATAAGCGCTGGCTTCAGCTTCGAGCCGTTGAGCATCTTGCCGATGACACGGCCGCCGGGGCCGAGAATGAGAACGAACGCGCCATCCCATATGAGGGATTCGATCACGCGGTTTTTGACGAGCTGCGCCGCCTCTTCGTCGGTGACTTCACGCACCTGACGCAGTTCAGGGATGTCGTACAGATTCGTGCCTGCGGCCGTGCCGCCGGCTGCGCCTGCAATCGCGCCGAGAACGCCGCCGATCGGACCGCCGACAAGCGCACCGAGCCCGCCGCCGACGAGCGCACCGCCGATGCCGCCGACGTTACGCCCGGTTTCACCCGGGACGAGCGAATCACGTTCAGCTGTGAGCGCGGCGATGCGCTCATCGAGCGCCGCCACGCGCGGATCGCGAGGCCCGCGCACGCGGCCCACAGCGGCGCCGCCGGGCGTGGATGCAGTCTCCATTTCACCCGCGGCCAGCTTGCCGCGCTGGGCCTTCATGCGCTCGATCTCAGCCGTCAGCCCTTTGACGTGGGCGTCGATCATGTCTTTCTCTGAAGGTGCGCGTTGAGGTTCAGATGCAGCTTTGTACTCGTACACGCCGCCGTCACGCCAGGACGGGGCCATTTTTTGCGCCCACGCCATGACTTCGGATTCGGACACGCCGACGGGCGCCTTGACGACGTAGGATTGGCCGTCCGGCGCGTTCACATCCCACGTGACCATGCCGCCGTTAGCGACCGGCTCGCGGGCCATCGTGTCGTCGAGCCCCTTCTGAAGAATCGCCTTTGTCGCCGGATCGCTGGCTTTCTCGATCGCTTGTCGCCATTCCGCTATGTTCTCAGGGGACTGCTCCGACGCGGTGATCTGGCGGGATTCTTCCGGCGAGAATTGCATGGCCGCAATGGCCGCTTTCTCGGTGCGCGCGTTCTGCACGGGCATGGAGTAGCGCCCACCGTCCGCCCACGAGGCGTCATTCGCCTGCGCAAAGCGCAGGACGGCCGACTCACTGACGCCTTCGGGTGCGTCAATGACGTAGCTCTTTCCAGACGGCGAATCGATGTCCCAAGTTGCCACTGTTACTCGCCTCGTTTCTTGACGGACCATGTTCCGGCAGCTGCGGGCGCGGCGGCCGGAGTGCGTTCACTTGCTTTGCGCCCGGCCAGCGACGTATCCGGCTGCGATACGCGCGGACGCGGCACGTCGGAGACAACTGGCTGTTCAGCTGGCACCGGCTTGCCTTTTGCCTGCAACTGAGACGCGATAGCAGCGCGCGACGTGCGCAGCTGATTGATGTACGCAGTCAGCGTGCGCTTGTATTGTTCTGTCGGCTGCTGCGCGTCCAGCGCGACCTTCGCGTTCTGGATTTTGTCGCCCTCGCGCTCGGTCAGCTGCCCCAGGCCCGACGCTCCGCGCTCGGAAGTCGCCTTCAGATCCTGGAGCGCCTTGATGAATACCTGCGCCTCCACGTTCTGACGCAGCGCATAAGCGCCGGCGGCGTTGTCGCTCATGGCAGCGCCGACGCGGCCGAGCAACCCCGCACGCGGCCCTGTTACCAGGGACAGCCCGGGATGCTTCAACAGCCGTTGCGCGGCGCTGAGCTGGTCGTCGATCAGCCCGATCATGCTGGCGGCGGCGCCGGCTGCCGCTTCGTCAGCTTTCTCTTTCTTCGCTGCGGCCTCTTCCTGCTTGCGCTTGTCGGCCGACTCGGCCAAGTCTATCCGCTTCTGCTGATAGGGCGTCATTTCCGTGGATTTCGCGCCCTTCGAGAGCAGCGCGTCGATCGCTTTTTGGATCTCCGCAGCGCGGGGCTCGTCGCCAGCTTCGCGCGCGGCGTCGCGCGCCTTCTGCAGTTTCACCAGCTCCGGATCCGCTTGCTGCGATGACGGCTTATCCGTGCCCAGCTGCGCCAGTCTGCGATCGACCGCATCGAGCGCGCCTTGCGCGGACGTGTCGCCGGCAGCGACACGTTTGGCCAATATGTCGCGCGTACGCTGCAATTTCATCACTTCCGATTGCTCGCCTTTGCCGACTTCAAGTGCACCGGCGCGCGCCATCATCTGCTCAGCCTCGGCGACCATGCCATACTTACGGAAGATATCCGCGGCGGCCTCGTAGAATTCCGCGGTGCCCGGGCGGCGCTGCTGCGCGAGCGCCTTCAGCTCAGCCGCAGCCTGCGCGCGCTTGTCTCCAACCGGCATGCCGAGCGCGCCACGGGTGACGTTCTCCATGCCTTTGTTGATGAGCTGCTGCGCCTGCTCCGAGCGAAGCGCTGCCCGCTCTTCCGGCGACAGCCGGGCAGCGAACAGTGCTTTTTCAAGATCCTTGTCCGGGTCCTGCGGATCGTAGATCGAAGCCATTGCTTACCATCCTTCCCAGGTATCCCACTCGGCGAAACTCGGCCCGGTATCGAAATCGGTGAAGTAGTCACTGAGATCGAATTCGTACGGAGTGTCCGGCGTGAACGTATTCATTCCGGGCGGCGCCATCGGTGCGGGCATCGGGTATCCGCCAAACGGGCCGCTCGTCGCAGGGGTTGGCGTTTTGGATCCGCCGAACAGACCGCTGAACAGCCCGCCAATGCCCTTTACTATTTCCGGATTGGACAGCAGCGAACCGGCACCTTGCAACAGCCGAGACGACGTGGACTGCTTCAGCGGCGTCATGCGATACATGGCACTCGCGCGATCGACCGGCGCAGCCTGCAGCTTCTGGCTGCGGTTGATGAGCTGATCCAGATAGCGCTCGCCTTCGCCAAGCGAATCATAGGCCGCTTTGTTCTTCGCGCCGGCCTGCGCTGCGTAAAGCGCGGCCAGATACGGATTCATGGCAACGCCAGGCTGCGGCGCGGTGCCAGGTACGGCACCATACGACGCAACGCCCAGCATGCCCTTGGCCTGCAGTTTGCGCATAAGCGCCTGCTCGTCGGCCTCGTTGCTCGGAGCTACGAGCCCTTGCTGTGCAGCGAAGCGTTCCGCAGCGGCCGCCTTCGGATCCATGTTGCCAGCGAGCGCGAGCGATTTGCTGGCGAGCCCGATTTCCTGATCGTAGAGCGGGCCGCGGGCGGCCTTTAGCCGCTCCAGCATCGCCTTCTCGGATTCTTTGCCCGAGAGTACGCCAACGCCCGTCTGCAATAGCCCGGTACCCAAGCCGTCCCAAAAAGATGAGGTAGCCATTATTCGTCTACTCCTAGACCGATTGATTGCTGCGGTCTTGCAACTTCGTCAAAGAAAGATTGGCGCCGCTTGCGCAGCGGATCTTCACTAATACCGCCGCTCATGGACGCGACCGCGCCTTCACCAATAACGCCGCTCATGGACGCGACCGCGCCGCGGGCGTTGAGCGCGCGCACCAGGGACTGCACCTGATCCGGCTTCAGCCCCTTGATCGATTGTTCCAACGCGCCGCCGCCAAGGGCGTTCGACTGCGCCGGCATGCTGTTACCGAATAGTCCAGGCATGATTACATCCCCAATCCGAGTAGCTGTTCAACAGCGCGACCTTGGCGCTCACGCGAGCCCACGCCGCGGAGCATACGGTCAAGCAGTTGCGTGTCGCGGCTTTCCAGCAAATCGCGCCAGAAGTCGTTGCCAAGGCCAGGAGCAGCTTCGAGCCCGAGCCCGCGACGTTTGCGCTCGTCGTCGTCCTGCATTTGATACAGCAGTTCTTGCATGCGGCGCGCATCGCGGCGCGCTTGCAGGTTGAACAGATCCGGATTGCGGCCGAGCAGTTCGCCGATCTTGCCGCGCGCATCCGCGCCGCTGACCGAGTCAAGCAGCCCTTCGCCGAATCCGGCAATGCCGCGTTGATAAGCCGCGATGGCCGGATTGACCATTTCACCGTCTGCCAGGCCGAGTTCTTGCATCAGTCCAGTGAACGGATCGACCGCGCGCGGCGCCGCAGACATGGAATCGAGTGCGCCGCGACTGTGCAGAGCGCGCAGCAGTTGCTGCATTTCGGCGTCCGTCTTGCCGCGGATCGCACCTTGCAGATCCTCTGTGCTCTCACCTTCGAGCAACACGCTGACATCCACGCCGACGATCGACTCGATAATACCGTCGATCTGCGCCAGGATGTATTCCAGGTATTGCGGTGTCCCTGGAGTAACGCCCGCGTCGCGCAGTGCATCCGGCGACAAGTCAACGCCGGTGACGCCAAGGTAATCGCTCAGCGAAGAGGCAAGTTCTTCGTGATACTCCGCTTCATCTTGCCCTTCACGCCGCGCCGGCGGGCTGTACTCGGGTACTGGTGGGAGATCCTTGCCGGTCAACGACTGGTATGCGCTGTAGATCGATTTGACGACGCCGGCATAGTTGGTTTTCTCGGCCGGCGCTGCGGCTTGCTGCTCTTCGTCGGCCTCTTCGTCCGTCGCTTGGCCCGGCGTAACTCCGCTCATGGCCCAGCCCGCATCGATGAGTTCTGGCGACAAGCCGTAATCCTCAACCAATCCGGTCCCGGCGAGATTCGTCATAACGTCGTACCCGGGTACAACGCTCGGCGAGACGCCGTAATCTTCCGCGATGCCGGTGCCCTGCAACGCTTGGACGATGCCAGCGTTCGGGACCATATCAGCGCTCAAGCCGTAATCTTCGACAAGGCCAGAGCCCGCGAGATTTTGAATGAGCTGCTGTGCGGGAGCGGCGCTCAAGCCGTAATCCTCTACCAGCCCGGTGCCAGCCAAGTTGCGAATGAGCTGCTGTGCGCTAGGCGCCGGCGCGTCGCTCATCGTCTCACTCGGGCCAGAAGCAACTTGCACTGGGCCTTCACTGCCGGGGCCGACGAGCGCGTTCATGCCTTGATTCAACGCCGCACCGCCGCCGCCCATGACACCGCCGCGTACCAGCCCCTCAAGCGGATTGCCGCCGCCCATCGCAGAGGACAACATTCCCGACGCGCCGCCTTTAATGGCGCCGGACAGAATTGGGTCGAAGCCGCCGGTGCTAGTCAACATGTCCACGCCGCCGCCCGCGCCACCGGTCAGCCCGCCACGCAGTACGCCCTCAATGGGATTGCCGCCGCTCACCAGCGACGAAATGCCGCCTTGCACGCCGCCTTTGATGGCGCCGGACACAATGGGATTGTCCGGAAGGAAGCTGTTTAGCATCCCGCCGCCGCCCATGGCTGCCATCATCGGCGCCCCAACCATGGACAGCGCCGTCATGAAATACTGCGCGCTGTTGTCCTTGGCTTTGCCGTACGCCGCTGCCACTTCCGGATCGACGCCCCAGCCCCAGCGCGGATCGTATACAATGTCATCCGGACGGCGCATGAAGGGGTAGAACCGGGAGTTCTCGCGGCTGCCCGTGCGGATGTATTGCCGGCCGTTCGCAGCCGTGAAGCCGCCAACGCCGCTCTCGCCCAACTCATTACCAGATTCAGTCGAGCCGATGTTGAACCGCCCGCCCCAATAGGCTTGCTCACTGCCCCACACGTCCGGGTTATGCGCTTCCGGCGAGGTAAACCAATCTCGGTCCAGCTCGGCAAGGCCGACTTCATCCACGCGCCCGCCGTCCGGATCGCTGACGACCAGTCCTCGCTCGTCATCTTCGCGCGTCTGATACCCTTTCAAGGCCAGCCAATCGTTGAACGATATCTTCGCAGACATACTATCTTCCGCGATCGGCGTGACGGTTTGCTGAATGGGGGCAAGTGCCATAATGGAGCCTTTTTACTGTTTGACTGCGCCAGGATTGGCGAACAACTGCATCTGATGCACTGTTATCTTAGTACCGTTTACCGAAAACGCGATGCTCGGGCGAATTACCTTGAACGTTCCGCCGATCTGCACGCGCACATATCCCACACCCGGATTCTCTGCAAACTCCGCTGCGCTACACGTGAATGCTTCGCTGCGCACTGTTCCCGCCAGGTAGTCCACGCTCCAGCTCAGTGTGCCTGTTTGGCCTGATGCCGCTTCCAGGACCAGCGTGCACATCTTCGCGTGTTTCAGCCGCGTCTCATCTTCGAACGGCAGCCACTGCGCGGTGTACGTCAGCGTGTAGGCGTTGCTGGCGCCGTCCGGCGTGTAGCCGCTGTATTTGTGCACGCCGTTGACGCCGGCGCTGTACCAGTTCTTGTCCTTGTCGAACGTGAATGCGTAGAACGGGCGCCCGATGTTTGTCCAGCGCGTTGCGACCGGCTTGTCGACGTTCGGCACATCCTTACGCGTGTGCACACAGAACGTCGTGTTAGGCGTCGGGAACGACAACACATACCAGCCCTCTGTCGGGTAATACCCGGCCTTAATCGACGCTGGCGCCGTTTCCGCGGCAATAGCCGTCAGCACGTCATCGTTGTAGAGCTGTGACACGTGCGCCGATGCGACCAGTGATGTAGTCTGGCTGAACTTGTCGAGCCGATAGATTCCGTTGTCGCTCAAGAAATAAACACCTTTGTCTGTCTCCACCACACTGTCACGCGCGACGCAGCCGAGATCAGCGATAACGTCGTCCAGCGTCATGTTCGCCGGGTTGTTGTCCGCGGACATGGTGTATAACAGAATGGACTTTCGCCCAAACACGATCAGCTTGCTGTTGGTTGCCGCGAGCGCCACGATCGAATCCTGACCCTTCGGCCATGCCGTGGTCAGATTGATGCTGCCCGCGTCGCCGGCGTTCATCGTGATGCCGTCGAGCAGGTTGCTCCACCAAATCGTGTAACGGTTGCCGCCCGCGGCGTCGTCCGCATACCACGCTCGGCCATACGCCGCGATAACCACGTTCGGGCTGCCGGACCAAGGTGCGCCCACAAATGCCACGTTGGCATACGACTCGTTTACCACCTTCGGCGACACGCCCGCGTGAACACCGATTAGATTCGAGCCGAGCGTCGCGAATTGCCAGTTAACCGCGAGCGCGTTGCTGGAGTTAAACCGCTCCGTCAGCGTGCCGGTGCCGGTGTACCAGATGCCGGCCGCCACCGAGACAATATCTTCTGTCCCGTCGCGCTTGCGGCGGGAGTAGATCGACCGGAGCGTGTTAGCAAACCCGCTCGTCTGATTCACGAAATCCTGGCGCGATGCCAGCTTACCCGCGCTGTCAACGACGCCGTTCGTGACGAGAAACCCGAAGCGGGTTTCTTCGTCCGTCAGCGTCGCTTCCTGGGTATTCAGGCCGTAAGAGCCGGGATACTTCAGGATTTTTGAGCGCAGCGTAGACATTAGATCGGCCGCCAATCCTGCTCGGATGGATCGTGACCACCTTCCGTGGCCACACTGCCGGCCAGCAGCGCGCGGTAGTAAGCCTGCTGCGCCTGCGCCGCGGTGCCATTGTCGTCGCCGCGCTCGGCCAGCATGTAGGCCAAGATTCCCTCAATCAGAATCTGGCTGGGCACAACAATAACCGTGGCATCCGTCCCGGGATCCGCCTGCGGCGCGTAAACGTTGACCTTGAGCAGATTCGACGTAGTCGGGTTCGGCCAAATGTCGAATTGCAAGTCAAAATTGCTGTCAATACCGACCGGGAGATATTCTGTCGGGCTCCCGGTTTGAAGGTCGGCACCAAAAAACTTTCGGTTGAAACTGGCATACGTGCCGAGTCGCATTTCCTTTTTAGTCGTCGCGTTCCACACGTCCAGAATCTGCGCATACTGGCCCGAGCCCGTGAGCGCGTAGCTCGTCACGCCGGGCGTCGTCGTCACGTTGTAAGTGTCGCGCAGATTCAGCCATTTCCACGACTGTTCAATCTCCGTCTTGACCGAGTTCAGGACGCGCGCTACCAGCGTCGCGTAGGTTGTGCTGGACGTAGTCGCAACGGTGCTCTCGCGCAAACGCTCAAGCACTTCGTTGACGACTTGCAGCTTCGTTTTTCCGTAGGCTGGCATTTATCGTGGTACTCTGTTGGGGTGCCGCGTTCTAAGTTCTATCGGCGCATCTGGCTTGGACAGAACATAGTCAAGCAGGATATCGAAGTCACTTTTCGGGCGCGGTGGAGCCGGCGGAATCAAAGTAAACGACGATCCGTCAAAGATATGCGTTTCCGGCGTCACGTCATCAGCACAGTCAATCCATTCAAGATTCGGATGCACTGGAAACGGCTGATCCGCGACTTGGCAGAGGCGGAGCGTTGACTTTTGGATGAGTGCCTTCATTTTAATAAAACTCTTCGACAATAATAAATCCGGTCCCACCGTTTCCGCCGGGGCTATTTCCCGCGCCGCCGCCGCCGCCGCCGCCTGTATTAGCGGTGGCACTGGCTCCAGATGCCGCGCCGCCGCCGAGCATAGAAGTCCCACCAGCGCCGCCATACTGGGTTGACCCAGTGTCTAGCGAAGCTGAGTGGCCGGAGCCGCCGACAGTGTTTACGTGGCCGCCACTGCCGCTGCCACCTGCACCGCCCGAGCCGTTAGTTCCGCCCAACGCGCCGCCCGTGGCCGAACAATGCGCCCCGAACGACGATGTGCCGCCCGCAGTTCCGTTGGAACCTGCTGCGCCGCCACTACCGGCCGCGCCGATAGTAATTGTCTCCGTTGACCCTAATGCCGCCGCGCCAATTATTTCCTCAACGTAGCCACCTGCACCACCACCACCGCCACCGGGATTCCCGGCTGAGGCGCCGCCGCCGCCGCCGCCGCCGCCGCCCACGACGCGCACGCGCACGCGCTTAATCCCAGCAGGCGCGGTCCACGTCCCACTGGCCGTAAAGGTTTGAACTGTGCGCAGCTCGCCGTCTGCCTGTCGATCTGCTCTCCAGCGAGAAGATGTTGAATCATAGAACAGTGTGACGCACTGCCCGATCTTCAAGCGTACCGAACTTGTGTCGAACGAAAACCGATTTGCCGCAGACGACGACGCACTTTCGTTGGATAGGTATACGTCGCCGCTGCCGCTGACGTGATGCAAAATCAAACTGCGGCCGCTTGATCCGCCGGCGATTCCCGTGATGTTACGGTCCGTCGAATCAAGCGTAAGCCTGATTACTGCCGCGCCACTCAACCCAGTCGGATTATAATCGTTCTGATCCGCCGTTATCTGAGCGGGGGAGATTACACCCGTAAAATGAGCCGCAGCCGAAAAAGTAACACTGCCCGGCACGCTCAGATTATTTCCGTCGTCGATCGTGACGCCCGAGTTTTGAATCAGATCGCCGGTCGCCGCGTCAAACCGCGCAATGGCATTATCCGTAGCCGTCGCCGGGCCGCGCACGATCGCAACGCTCTCAACGGAAAGGCGGCCCGCGGCGGCCCGCTCAAGTGTCGTGTCGCTGGCGTGGCCGACGTTTACTGCGGTGAACTGGGGAGAGTCGCCGGTGCCGACACCAATCGTGGTACGCGCCGTGTTGCCGGTCTGTAGAGCGTAGGAAGAGCCATCACTGACAACGACGCCGCCGCCAGTCGCAGCAAACCAATCAAAGCTGCCAGCGGAGTCGTCCCAAAAGACGAACGCATCGACTCCAGGGTCCGCGAGTTCCGCGAACGCGCCGATCAGGGACGCTGTGCCAGTGCCACCGGCAGCGCCGGTGCGGTCTATGCCATATGATGCCACTTAGCGATCCTTATTTCGTCGGCGCTTCCTCGTCGTCAGCTGCCGGCACTACGGGCAAACCATCTTCGTCCACCTGATCGTAGTCCGGATGCTTTTTCATTTCCTTGGCTTCCCACTCCGTCTCCAGGACGAGCAGCGGTGCGCCGGGGTTGGTGCGACAGCGGAAGTAAAATGCCATGGTTTTCGCTCCCTACGTTGATTAAGCTGGCGTGAAGTGAATCCGCGCCGTTGCATTCGAACCGGCGACGGTCGTTGACACGCCGGTATCGAATCGAACCGGGGGATCGAACGTGATCTCGCGCGACAGCTCGTAAGCTGTGCCGTCTGCCAGGTTGGTCGAAATGTCGATCTTCGCCGTGCCCGTCGCGGTCGCCGCATCGTAAATCGCGATCGATACCGCATTCGAGCCGTTCGTGTTACGCAGACAGACCTTGTGGATGAGACAGGGCACTGCCATGACGGAGTTGCTTGCGGCTGATTCTGAGGCTGTCTTTACGGCAACAGTTGCTGGATCGTAGGACATGGTATCTCCGTGAAATCTGCGCGATATTCCTTCGTGCCGACATGCCCGAGCTGAACCGTTGGATCCAGCCACGCCTTGAAGCCGAGTTCACGCATGTCATGAAAGAACTTCCCATCTTCGCCGCGGGCGTGTCGCACGCCCTGTTCGTCAACGCGCTTGTCACGATCGAATGCATCGATGATCATGCGCCCGTTGCCGGCGTGATACATTTTCGGCTTCGTCGCTGCGAACGCATCCACCAGGTCGCGCCGCACACAGGTAAATCCGAGCCCGAGCCCGGTTACTTCGAAGCATCCGAATTCGTTCGCGGTTGGCTCAGTCTCCGCGAAGTTTATGACACAGTCCGGCGGATCTCGCTTTAGCGGATACGCTGCGGAGACCAAGCCAAGACTCTTCGCCAAGCGCAGCACCCGAATGAAATCTTCCGGCCGCCACACAATGTCGCTGTCGATCCAGAACAGGAAGTTCTCGCTCCCAGCGAGAAAATTGTCGAGCACTACTGAGCGAGCAATGCAGACATCGGACGAACCGGCTACTGCATGGACGTTGGCGGGCACGCCAAGATGGGCCAGGACATTCGCCGTGCGCGCCAGGGCCATCGTGGTCTGCCACGGCACCTGAAGCCCGCACGGAAACCCGATACCAACCGAGTATTCCGATCGTTCCACTGCTCGCTCCGAAATAAACGGGGGATGATTCCTGGCTCGTCCCCCAAAGCCAAACTGCTGATGCGTTACCCGCTGAACGGTGTTCCCTGCGCGCCCGATGACATGAGCGTCGCATCCACCACGCGCCACACGCCCACTGCTACGTCTTGCAGCTTGATGTAGTCGCCGGCGGCGGCTCCACCTGTGGTCGTGTTGTTGAGCGTGATGATGTCGTTCGCGGTCGAAGAGAATACCGCGACCGTGTTCGCCGACGTGTGATTCTTCACCGTGCCGACAAACTTGTTTGACACTGATCCGTGCGTCGCGTTGATGATGACACTGCCCGACGTGCGCGTGACCGTGCTCAGAAACTCATACACGTCGCCCGAGCCAACAGCCAGGGGGAGATTGATCGTGTACGCGGCGTCAGCCGTTGAGATCTGGAGCAAGCGGTTTGCGTGCTTCGCGGGATCGAGCTTCGTCGTCCCCGTGCCGAGCGTTACGACGCGCTCGTCCAGGGTTTCCGGCTCGTTTGCGAGACCGATTGATTGGCGAGACATGCTAGGTTCCTTTTCGAGAGAGTGAATGACGGGCAGCGCCGCAGCGCCGCCCGCTCAATCAGTTACCGATTAACCCGGCATTACCAACGCCAAGCCGCCCTTGTCGTACACTTCACCGTGACCGAATATCGTGTCGGCGGTGAGCAGCGTCGCAAGGTATTCCTGCTTGTATTGCGTTTGCACACGCGGCCCGAGAACTTCCGCGAGAACGATCGCGTCTTTGTGGGCAATCAATCCCACGCGAGCGGTCGTCGCAGCGGACGGCGTCGGGCAGTTGCTCGAAGCGTGAACCACCATGCCGTAGATCTCACCCAGCTTGCCGTTCTTCAGCGCGTTGCCGTCGCCGCGGAATGCTTGCTCGGTGAAGCGGGCCAGGCCCATCATGACGCGACGGCCAACCGGGGGAACGACGAGGAAGCGGTCGTTCATCGGGAAGTCGTTGTCATCGAGGAACTGAATCGCGCGCCGAATGCCCGCGTCGGTGATGGCCGAAGCGTTGCCGTTGCCGGCAGCGTCCGAAAACGCGGTCGTGCCGTCGCCGGCGATCACTGCACCGGTCCATGCGTCGGTGCCGTCCCCGCCGTTGAGCGTGCGCGCGCTGCCGAACAGCTGCGTGTCGAGCGCTTTGGCGAGAGCGTAACCGGCGTCGTCCGTGTAGAACTTACGGAGCGAAGCGGTACCTTGGATCGTGACCGGATCTTCGATCAGTCGGCTGTATTCCCAATGCGCCGTCAAGCTGATCTGCACGTCGTTACCGGATTCGGTAATGGTCGTGACGATTGTGTTCGCAGCTTTGGCGGACGCGGAACCACGAGCCGGGACCGGCAGGTTGATCGCGTTACCTTTTTTGCCCTTGACGTTCAGACGCCGAACCAACGTGGCCAGGACGAGGTTCGCTTTTTTCGCAGCGAAGATCTCGTCGGACCAAATCTCCGGTACGAAACCGGCGGTATCCGCATTCGTCAGGATGACGTTTGAGCCACCGAATGCCATTTGTCTATCCTTTACAAAGAGTTAGGGGAGACTTCCACATGCGGATTTCGTCTCCCCATGTCCCCGCAAAGCAGACATGGAACGGCGCAAACGGCAGCCGGGGGTGCGCTTACCCTGCCCGGCCTGAGAATGATTCCTTTTTTCGCTCCTGGAACAGATAATAGGCGATATATGTGCCAATTTTTCCCGTATTATTTTTTTATCGAGAAAAATCAAGGCTCTATATGCACCTTTACTCGGCCTCTGGCCTTTAGAAAGTGCCCGAGCAGCCCGTCGCCGTGAATTGTGGCCCGGAGCAGCGCCCGGTCGCATAAAAGCGACTCGGCGAGCAGCAAGCCGTGCACAAACAGCTTGGTTGACTCGAAAATGCGGCCGTCCACGTCCACCAGGCAGAATCCGTCCGGGTGCGCGGCGCCGCCGGGCTGGTGCGCGGTGCCCCAATGCTCGCCCGCGTGCGCCTGCTGGCCACGGCGCCCGTATTCGATGCCAAACCAATGCTGCTCGCGGAAACCGTTCTGGAAAGCGATCTCGGCGGCCTGCGTGCCCGCGTCGAAGCGCACCTTCAGCGTCGGATATCGCGGATCCAGGCGTTCGTTCACGTCGATTCCGACGTTGAACAGCTCCACGTCAGCGCCGGCGGCCTTGACTTTGTCGATATACGTCGGGTGCACATGCGTCGAGAGGTAATACTTGACGCCCGGCAGCGGCTTGGACAGGAATTCGCCCTTATGCTTGCGCGGATCCACGTCCACGTGGCGCGTCGGCGTGATTCCCTGGCTCACCAGCCAGTCGTGCGCGCGGCTCGTCGTCCAGATCTCGTCAAATTCCTTGAGCCGCGGCCAGGTTTCCTTCAGTGAAGGCCCGTAGCCGACGATCGCGACGCGGCCTTTGAGCGCGCGATCTTTCTTCAGCGCCGGCAGTCCGGATTCAACGGCGTATTTACGATTCTCGCGCACTTCGACCATGCCGGATTCTTCGACATTGGTGCCTTCCATGTGCAGCATGCGCGCGGGTATCGGCGTTTCGAGTGCCATTTATTCGCTCCGATCAGGTTTGTTGAATTCACCGAGCCGGTCGTAATCGAGCATGTCGGCTTTTTCGGCGTGCCATGCGTTTGCAAACTCACAGTTACGGTACTTGGCAAAGCAAGGGGTGCCCAACGTGAAGTGCACCAGCTTCGCGTCGGGATTGGGAGCGTATTCGCCCACCAGGTGATTCCATTCCGCCGGCAATTCGCCGATCTCGTCATCCGGCAGCCACTTGAACTGATGCAGATCGAGCCCGCTCGCGCTATCGACGTACTCCGGCGTCAGCATCTGACACTTGGCGTTGTTGAATACCATCACAGAGGACCAATTCTTGCGCGGATACACGGTCTGCGGCTGATTGAGAAACTTCGTGGCAGTCGTCGGCGTGTAGTCGTGCTTCACGACATGAACGGCTTTGTTACTGGCCTGCGCGATGTAGATCAGCTCCATTATGTCCGCCCGGCACAGCATGTCACAGTCGAGAAAGATCGACCAGCCCTCGTATCCCGACAGCGCAGGCGTGAGAAACCGCGAGAACGAAAAGTCCGTGGACTGCCGCGGATCGCGCGGGCGTGTCAAGCCGCATTGCTCAAGCCGCAGGAAGCGAAACGTCGGCATCCACGACGCCCGGCGCGCGATCGAATGCGCCAGCACGTACGCCGCTGGCGATTCGCGCCGATCGTAGCCTATGACAGCAGTGAAATCATTATCGGTTATCATTTTACGCCAGCCTTGTCGAGCAGGGGCACAACGAAATCGCGCTGGAACCGTTTGCGATCGCCCTTCAGATGCACGAAATACGCATCAGTCGGTTCAGGCTGATCCGGCGCGTAGTTGTACATCTCGTGCGGGAAGATCTGGATCTTGACCTGATCCTTCAGCGCCAGGTAGGCGTGCGACAGTCCCATCTGATAGAGATACCAGGGATCGCCGTTCTGCGGGAAGTTGCACGCATACTCCATCGCGGTATCGAGGAAGCGCTGCGCGCCGGGCGTGTCGTTCGCGAACATCACGCCAGGATTGAACGGCATCATCGGCCACTGGCCCTCGCAGTCGGTGAGCCCGATGTCGAAGTCCAGCCCTTCGAACGGATTGCACGGCCGATTGCAGACGACATCAACTTCGATGAAGATGATCGGGCCTTCGATCGTGCGGCGAAACTTCGCGTACATCTGCGCCGCAGCGAGCGGGAAGATGCGTGGGCCTTCAACCGTCAGCGGTGCGTGCGCGACGCGCGCAGTCGGATGCGTGACGCCGAGGGCCAGCTTGAATCCCTGAATCAGCTGCTCCCACGCGGCGCGGTTATCTTCGAGCGGCTTGGTCCAGGCGAACGCCCACGCGAAGGTGAACGGCGCGCCAGGCACGAGCGGGATACGCTTGTCGTCAGCTACGTATGGATCGAAGCCGACTTGCGGCATGAGCCGCTTGTATGATGCGTCTTTCAGCAGCTCAGCGACTTCAGCTGTGTGTTGCTTGATGTATTCCGGTAACATTTTCGCTCCCTTTATACCGCGCAAGGTATAGCAGCGCGCTATACCCTGCGGGGTTGTTTCTTACCGAACGCGGCCTTCCTGATACGCCTTGGTGATCTCGTCCGCCATCATGGCGTAGCGGTCCGGATCATTCTCCATCAGCCGGATGATGTCCGCGCGGCGGTAGATCTTTTCACCCTTGCCGCCAGCTTGGCGCGGCGAAGCGTTGCCGCCGGTGGGCACGCGAGCGCTTTTCTTGTCGGCGACCGACTTGGCCTCTTTCGGCGTCGCGCTCGGCGCAGGCGTGCGCGCAGCTTTCAGCTCTTTCCAGGTGCTGAAGATTTCGTTGGCCGCTTTCAGATCGTAGTGATGATGCGCGCGCACGAGCAGCGCCTGACGCACTTCCGACTTGCCAACCCACTCGCGGAACGCAGGATCGTTGAGCACTTCGCCGGCATCCGGATGCGCAGTCTGAAACTCGCGCGTGGCGTCGGCACGCTGGCGCGCGATCTCGCGAGCTGCCATTTCCTTCGCGACGCCGTGGAGTTGCCGAACTGCGGGATGATTCGCGATGGCTTTGTCGATTGAGGCGTTCGGATTGACAAGGAAGTCAACGTCGTCCGGCGCTTTCTCTTCCGCAGCGGGTTTCGCAGGCGCCTTCGCCTTGGCAGCCGCGGTCAAGTGAGCCTTGATGTATTGGTCCGCGGTGCGGCGCAGCTCGCCCAGCTCGGAGCCTTGGCGACCGATGACGGTTTGCGCTTCGCGGTACATGCGCGCCAGCTCAGCCGACGACTTGCCCTTCAGCTCGGGCGGAACGTCGTCGTCTTTCGCGGCGGGCGCCTTGCCGTCGCCGGCGGGCGTTTCATCTTCCTCTTCCGCTGCCGCTTGAACGCCCGGGGGGAGATCATTCTCTTCTGTGATCTCGGTGTATTCGACGGTGTCGTCCGTCGTCGCGTGCAGATCTTCTACGATCTCAGCTGCACTACCCGGCGTGACCGGGCCTGTATCTTTCTTCGCCATTGCCTTATCCTTCGCTCATGGGGGCTGGTTTGAATGGTTCGCGCTGACTGCCCCGTAACGGATCAGCGCAGAACGGTTACTTGTACGTGCCGTGCTCGCGCAGGTTGTGCTGCTCTTTCTTCATGTGCGACTCGCGCCGCCGCTCCCACGCATCAGCTGCGCCCGGGAATGATCCACTGAATGGTTCCAGCACAGCGCGCGGTGCGCCGATCAAACGCCGAGACACTTGGCCACATTCCAGACACGTCGCCTCGCGCGTGTCGGCGGGGACCAACAGCTCGATCACGTGCCCATTCGGGCACGCGAAGTCGAACATCCTAAGACTCATCATCGCTCTCCAACAGCGCTTCGTACGCTGCCTTGGTGACGGCGGGCTGCGCGAGCAGCTTATGAAGAATGTCCATCTGCCCGCGGCGGAACTTCAGATCGCCTTCGGTGTTCACGCCTTCGAGCGTGTCCGCAGCATCGAACAGTTCCTTCAGGGCCGCTTCGAATTGCTCCCAGCCCGGTGACGCATACATCGCCAGCAGATCTTCGTAGTGCTTCTGCAGCTTGCGATCCTTCAGCCCTCTTTGCTCGTCGCTCATAGTCACTCCATCGCTCCAATCAAAGCGGGGGCCGGGTTGTCGCCTTGTGAGCGGCCCGGAAGGCGCGGGAGCGAAGCGCGCCGGTCCCCCTGTTCGTTAATCGTTCAGCAACAGCAGCAACGCACTCTTAGTCTGCGCCTGTCGCGCACGATGAGTTTCTATTTCATCACCGAGGGCAGATGACTTCTGGCGGATCGCCTGCAGCAATTTCGCGATGCGCTTGCGCTCGGCCTCTTGCTGCGCGCGGTATGCGCGACTCCGCGCCTCTACGGCACGCTGCCGGTTGCGCAGCGCTTGCAGCATCTGCGCGGCGCGTTCTTGAACGCGCTTGGCATCTTCCAGCGCCGCATCAGCCGGTTGCGCCGCGGCCATGGCTTTGAGCAGGCGAAGGCGCTCGGCCGCTGCAATCTCATCTTGCTCCAGCTCGCGGTTCTCGGCCTCGGCCTGCTCGATCTTTTTGTCGAGCGCCGCGAACTTCCGTTGCCGCGCGACGATCTCTTTGCGCCGCGCCTCGAAATATTCAAAATACTCGGTGGCCTTCCGCGAGGACACCCGAGACGTGCGCGACAATGCCCAGCCGCCTGTCGCAGCCGGGGGCTGCGCGCCGGTCGCAGTCACAACCGGCGCAAACGGCGTGATCGACAGCGCAATGACGCCGGGGATCACCGTCTGATGTTGCGTTGTCGTGACGCTCGGCGCAAACCGCGTCGTCGTCAGAGACGCCGTGGTCGGCGTGACCGTTTGGTTGTCCGACACACTGACGGTCGGCGCAAACCGGGACGTGGTTAGGCTGGCAACACCCGGCGTCACCGTTATGTTCGGAGCGGCGACCGTCACGGTCGGCGCGAATGTCGTAAGCGTCAGGCTCGCGGTCGTCGGCGTGACCGTCTTGTGGTCCGACGCCGTGACCGTGGGCGCGAATCTCGTCGTCGTAAGGCTTAAGGTCGGTGGCGTTACTGTTATCGGCGCAATCGCCGTAACGGTCGGCGTCTGGGAGTACGTGTTTAGCGCAGTCCCGGCATTCGAAAGCCTGAGCTGTATCGAGTCGTTGTTCGATACGTCAGCCGAGCGAAGTTGAATCGAAAACTCGGCCTCAGTGTGCTGGTTCGACAGGGTTGCATTGCCAGCCAGCCCATCTTCCGAGCCAGTAGAGGCGACAAACCCCCGCGCTGAACTCGCGAGGATGTTGGTAGTCGCGTTGCCCTCGTTGAACTGCCCCGAGGCCACGGCGCGCACGACCAGGGACGAGGTCGTGACTGAATTCCAGCCCGCGCCGTTCAGATTGTATTGAAGCTGTGGCGAGAGCGTGTTGTTCTGAGTCGCGGTCGCTGTTTCTTCGACTTCAATTCTGACCCTGAAGGTCGTGTCAACCTGCTGCGACCAATTCGTGTTGAGATTTGCCGCCCATGTCGTATTGTCATTAAGGACGACAGTATCCCCGGAGCGACCGCGAAACGCTGACTGTACCCATGTCGGGTTCGTCATCGTAGACATTATCGCGCCGCTCCGTAGTCAAAATCCTTGTCGTCCCCCGCCGCCGTGATAATGCGCTGATAGGTTTCGTCATTGATCGTGCGACCAAACAAAACCCGCTTCCATCCGGGCCGGACGAGATAATCCCATAGCCCGAACAGATCGCACCCTTGCCAGATGCCCTGCTCTGAGTCGTAGCAGTAGTAATCAATAGGCGCGCGGTTAGGCCGCTGCCCGCCGCCGTGAATGACGAAACGCCCGACTCCGTGCGGAGACGGGTCGCGCTGCACAATGGCCTGAACGTTAAGGCCAGGTGCCTTATCCGGCGCTCCCTGCTCTGAATCGAACGTCGAGCCGTCGCCGTAATAGATGCGCCAATTAGGCAAGCGTGAACACTCCGTTCGCGTGCGCCGCAACAGTCAACGTGTTTCCCGCCGTCGCTGTCACGTCGGCCGGGGTGTTATCGAGCAAGCAATAGCAAAGCACGTCGCCACCGACTTCGTAGATCACCGCAAAGCGAGCCGTAATTGAACCGCCAGACGCAGTCCACACCGGGTCGGTCTGAATGTCTACCGTGACGGTCGTAGTGCCAGCTAACGTGAGCGTAATCGCAATGCCGCCCGTCGTGTAGCCGTTGGCGTTGGCGTGTTCATTCGTCAACCCGGCATAAGTTGTGCTCGCCGCGCCGATGTTCGAAGTGGAAAGGAACAGCGCGCACTTGTATGAGTCAGTGTCAATGTCAAACGTGCCGTTCAAAAGGCGCGTTCGCCCGCCATCGGTGAAAGTCCATGCACCAGCAGCCATGTTACATTACCCCCTTACTCGGTGTTATCGGAGACAATCCGACTGCGCGTCCCAATGGGGCGCCCCTGATCGTCGGTGACGATCTGCGTCTCTTTCGGTGCCGCGAGCATGCGGACGACCATTGCCTGCATCTTGGCGATCTCGGCCTGCGTCTTGACGAATTCGTCCACAAAGGACGGTTTGCGCTCCGGCGCCGGCGCGGCCTCGGCCAGCGGCTGATTGACCTGCGCCGCGATGATCTGCTTGTCCGCAATGCGCTCGTTGCTCGCGATCTCTTCCCGGTCCACCATCAACTGCGCCGCCTTCATGCGGCGATTGAATTCCTCATTCATCTGCTCTTCGGGCGTGTTGTAAATCCCCTTGAGCGCGATGCTCTGCGCTTCGAGCTGCGGTTGCAGCAGTTCGCTGTTGGCCTGCGCGTTATACAACCGGGCCTGCGCTTGGAGCCGCGCGATCTCGGCTTCGATCTTCGCGAGCTGGAGCTGCTTGGCCATCTGCGCGAGCTGCGCGTCGATCGGATCCATTGGCGGCTGCGCGTTCGGATCGACCGGCGGCTGCATTTCGCGCTGCTGAATCAGATCGAACTTGCGCTTCATCATCGCGAGCACTCGATCGCGATCCTGGATGCCGCTGTTGCGCACAAGAGCCATGAGCACGAGCATGTGCTCGGACGTGCCCGGCTGCAGGCCGCTAAGAATCTGCGTGAGCCCGGCCGTCTCATACTCACGTTGCATGATGCCCATCGTGGATGAGACGTTGAATGACGGGTTGAACGGGATGTAGCGCGTCTGATCGTACTGGATAAAGCGCCACATGAGTTTGCGCAGCGCCGGCGCCAGGAAGCGATCGACGTAACGCATCAGCGTGCGCTTGTTGCGCTTGACGATGCCCGACATGGCCATCGAGACGGCGCCGGAGCGCGCCTCGCCGCTCACGCCGCCCTTCGCGAGCGACACAGAATCGACTGCGCCGGTCGCGCGCTGCACCATCAGGTCCATCATTTCGACTTGCGCGGCGGAATTCTGATCCAGCTCGCCGAACTTGAACGGCTTCAGGATCTCGCTCGGATTGCCGGCGAGCAGCACGTTCTTTCCGGGATAGACTTCCAGCTTGAAGCCGCGCGGCAAGCGCGAAGCGTCCATGGCCATCATCGGCGCGGCGACGAACGCGAGCGCATCGATACGCGCGCGCAGCTCCGCGTCTAACAGCTTCTGCGGCGTGACGCCTTTCTCGCAGATGCCCCGGCCCCAAAAGCGCCCGGGGACGATGTCCCACTGATACGCGACCGCGGGCCGATCCTTCATCATGTCGGGCGTTTCGACAGCCTTGAGCAGCTTGCTTTCGTTGGCGATGACAACCCACGCCTCAACCATGTCGGCGCTGACGGGCTCGCTCTCCGGCTCTTTATCGTCGGGGAACAGCTCTTCGGTCCGGCTGGGCGGGAAGAGCAGATGCCGCGGCACCTTGCCGTAGTAACGGATGACGTTGACGACATCCTTGGTCCACGGATTCTCAACTTGCGGATCCGGCTTGGTCTGCGTGTCGCCGGACTGTGCTTCGAGATCGACTTTGTTGTAATCGCCGCTGTCAACGCCGTCGCGAACCAAGTGCGCGGAGACATCCTCTTCGATCGCGAAGCCGAGCGCGTCGTCCAGGCCGCGCGCCGCGGGATCGATGATGAAGTTGCGCGGATTCACCGAGCGGAGTGTCGGACGCTCCCATTCTTTCTCAACAACCTTCGGCATCGGGCGCCCGGTCGCGGTATCGATGTCCGCCACTATGTCGTAATCGACGCCCTTCGTCAGCACGATCTCGCCGATGCCGGTGCCATACACGGCGGAATTGATGATCGCTTCCGCACACTGCCCGGTGAAGTCCGACTTGGCCAGATCTTCCTTGAAGGTGGTTTCGTTCTTCGCAAGTGCTTCGCGCTCCAGCTCTGCATCGCGCGCTTCGGCACTCAGCGAAAAGAAATCGCCGCGCCCGAATACAGCTTCCTCGATCTCGGAGACGCCGTTCTCAACCGCTTCGCTCAGCGCCGGCGAAATGATGCGCGAGCGCTCGCTCTTGCGCTGTTTCTCGCTATCGGAATAGATGCCGCGCCAAAGACGCTCGTATTCGTTCCACTGCGCCTCGTAATTCGCGTTGCGATGATCCTTCCACTCGCGCGTGCGTGAGATAACCCAAGAAACCAGCTTGCTGTCGTCCGACTTCATGCGCTCTTCGGCGTCGCCGGGCGCGTCGAGCGTATCGCGCGGGTCACGGTCGAGCAGCTGTCCGCTCGCGGCTGTTGCTTGGATTGGTTCTTGCGCCATTGTCAGAATCCTATGAGTGCGTCTTGCGGTTCCCAATACGGCTTATCTTCGACGCCGCTGAAATCGCGGAACACGCGGCCCTGCGCGAGCTGTGCCACGTAGCTCAGCGCGTCCGGAATGTCATCGTGCGCCATCTTCGACGGAAACTGCACGAACTGATCGATCAGCTTGCGATTCCAGCCCGCCGGCTTGAAGGTCACGCGCCCGTGCTCCAGTCGGCCCTGCATCGCCCAAATAATGCGCTCGCTCTTGACGCGGTTCTCGTGCGACAGCGGGATCGGCGACGAGATCATGCCTTCCAATTTGCGTCGCTGCCATTCGTCGCGGATTACCGGCATCACAGCATTCATCAGCGCGCCTTTCTCGATGCCCCATGCGGTCGGCTTCACCGCTTCGAGCGTATCGACGATGCGCGCGGCACATTCCTTGATGCCCCAGCGGCCGATCTGCACATCCTTAACCCACCACAAATCATCCGGCGTGACCTTCACCGTCGCGATCACGTGCTCGTCGAGCGCGCGCGTGCGGTGCGTCGTCGCCTTGGTGATGTCGCTGAAGCCGGCGAGATCGATCGCGACGAACCACGCTCCATCTTTCGGCTCGGCGTCAGCGATGACGAACCATTCTTCCTTGAACGTGCCGCCGCCCGACGTATCGAACGACGCCATGAATTCTTTGTTGAACGCGCTGCTGCTCAGCGAGCGCCGCGCGGCTTCCACTTCACCCGGCGGAAGGAACGGGTTATCGAGCGACGTGAATTGGAAGCCAGCCCATTCCGGATCTTCGCCGCTCACGGCGTACACGTGAAGATCGTAGAAATGGTTGCGGCCTTCCGGCGTGCCGATGAACAGCGCCCGCCCGCGCACGTCGGCCAAGGCGGGACGGATGATCTCCGGCCAAACGAACGGCTTCATGCTCGCGTATTCGTCGAGCCCGGCGAAATACAAGCCGGTGCCGCGCAGCGCGTCCGGATTGTCGGCGCCCTTCACTCCAAGCAGCACGCCGTTTCGGAGATAGATCAGCCCTTCGTTCACATTCACGTTATCGACAAGACGGTGCAATTTGTCGATTAACGGCCGCCAGTAAAGCAACTTCGCCTGCGGCTGCGTCGGCGCGATCAGGAATACCGGCAGCCGCTTTACGTTCAGCTCGTCGAGCGCAGCGCACACGGCTTCGCTGATGGCCAGGTGCGTCTTGCCAAAGCGCCGGCCCGCCACGAGCGATCGGAAGCGATGCCGGTCCTGGAAAACTTCCATCTGCGCCGGATGCAGATCGAATTTGATTTCGATCGTGTCGCTCACGAGAAAATATCCGCTTCGTCAACCTTCGCTGTATCGATCACGCGCACCGCGGGCGTCGCTACTGGCCCTGCGGACGGTTGGACGATGATCGTGACGCTCGGCTTCGGTGCACCCTCGCCCGATTTGATGCCTGCTGCCTGCGCGCCCAGCTCTTCGTAGAGGCGGCGCGGGATGATTCGCTCGGTGAGCAGCTTCAGCGCCCACTCGTGATGAAAACTGGACTTGTCCTGCGCGTAACCGATGATCGTTTCGAGCAGCTGCTTCGCGTGTTTGTTGACTGCGGCGGCGCCTTCGCTCAGAGCTGTGGCCGCTTCCAGCTGGCCCTGGAGCGCGCGCGAGACGCGAGCCAGCGCTTGCGGCGATTTGCCCGCGGCCCGGGCCAGCGCGGCGGGATCTTTCGCCAAAACAGCCAGGCTTTTTGCTTGGAAATCCGCCCGGCGTTGGCGCTGGGCCTGGACGTACAGCTTTTTTCTCTTTTTTGCGCAGTCGCGGCACACGGCACCAGCCGGTTTGCCATAATTCACCGGGTAATACTCTGACGTATAAGGTTTTTCAACCCCGCACGTCGCGCATTTCTTGGGCTCGCCCGGCTTTGTCGCGGTTGGCGTCTGCTCGCTCATCGTTTTTCCATGCCTAGAACAGATAAAAGACGTAAAAATGGAAATCATTCCCAATTTATCTATAAATCCTTGTTTTCCCTCGTGCTTTTTTCTCCACGCGCGACGCAGGGGCCGCAGCGAACGCGGCGCGACCGCGCACCCCACCCCCGGCATGCTGCAATGCAGCAAGCTGCAAGCTATGTGACTGAAAACAAAGGGAAAACACTGCAGCAATGCGGCTGTGAGCCCACAGCCGCGCGCCGGCAGCCTGGCGCGATCTGCATCAACGCTTTGGCCGCTTACGATTCACGACGTTGTTCGAGCCGGCCATCTCGTACGCCGAGCAGGGCTATCCGGTGTCGCCGGTACTGGCGAAGAACTGGGCGCTTGCCG